TCAAAAGAAGCTGTAACGTTCTTGGTCGGGAAGTTAGTTGACTCGAAGAACTTGACGCCTTCAAATTGAACGCCAGTCGGCATCACAGGCTCACCAGCCAGGAAGTAGCCCTGACCAGCTTGGGGACCCATGTAGAAGCTGGAGTTGTTAGGCATCATGGGGTTAGCCATGTACATGCCTTGTCCAGGATTACCGGCGTAGCGGGCAATCTCACGGAAGTCAGGATCACGACGCAGGTGCAGCATGAAGGTAGGATCGCAAATACAGCGATACAGACCGTCCGCAAATGTGGGCACGTTGCGCTTACGCAGATCCTTAACGAGTTCTAGCAGGTCAGTACGAACAGAGAACTGTTGAACTTGATCGCCATACTCAGCGGTAGTGTAAGAAACACGACCGGAAGAATCTTTTTCTTTACCACCAGCAAAGTAGTAACCGCCTTGGGAAGAAGAGGCAGCACCATTGGCTTCAGCTTTGGCAAGCTCGTCAATAAAGACGCGATCACGCCAACGGCGATAATCATCAAGCAAGGTTAAAGAACCAATGCTTTGATGGAACATGTTCAGGTTGCCGGTATCAAGCAGCAAACGCTGAGCAGTAATCAGAGTTTCGCGAGCGATCTTAAAGGTAGAAGGCTGCGTAGGATCACCCGGATCTGCAGGGCCGGTGTACTCTTTAAGCACAACCAACACTTTCTCTTTAGTGATGTTGCGGCTGTTAGCAGTACCGATAGTCTGGTCAGCAATACGCTCACGGCTATCTTTTGTGCCAGGGGCTCCCCAAAACTTGTAGCGATCGAGCTGGACTGTTTGTCCCGGCTGGGAAGTAAAGTCATGTACAACGACAGGTTCAACTGCCATTTCACAGACATAGGCTGGATGCGGACGGTATAATTCCGCGCCTAAAATCTTAGGAAAATCGTTATCAAGAAACACTTTCTTTTATCCTCCAGATATTCGGAAAAGTAGTAATCGGGTGAAAGATTCAGGCAATCTATTGCCCTATCTAAAGAAAATTTTAGCAGTCTGTAATTTATTAGACTGTTTTAAACATAGCCTTGCATGTTGAGGCGTGAGTTCATCGTATTAGATGAACCTGGCATTTCGGGATCAATTGGCAGACCGGCCATGTTACCAACGTTGGCAACACCTCCACCAATTTGACCGCCTAGACCACCAGCACCAAGCATTAAACCAGTACCATAAACACCACCTATATAAGGTGCTGCGTTTTGATATAAACTTGCTGCATTAATCAGTTGATCTTCTGCAGCCTTAAGCTGAGCTGGATTTAGTTTTGCTCCTTCGGCTTTCACTTTAGGATTAGTAATTGCTTTTAAAGCTCTTTCTCCGGCAGCCTCCTTCCCATAGCGTTTAACCAGGGCGGGAGCTGATCTAGCAGCCAAAGCACCTAAAGCACCTGCACCTAAAGCTTCTAATCCCATGCGAACAGGGGATTCATATTCAGCTTGTCCAGAGGCAACATTACCTAAGGTGGCTAAACCGGCGGCCCCAAGACCGCCAGTCGCCATCAATGCTGCAGGTCGTTCTAATAGCTCTTTTGCAAATCTACCTGCTAATTGCATTAGATCACTCCATAACAAACAGTTTGTTTGACATGACGCGAGGATCTGCTTGGTTCATAATCCGCCAGGCTTGGCTGGGATCAACATCCATTTGTTGCTTAAAGGCACCCCAGAAATCTTGGGGAGCTTGAGGAGCTTCTGCCATTGGGGGAGCAGGAAGACCAGCAACATTCATGCCTGGTTGTTGGACAGGAGCGGTAGGATAACCTGTGGTTTCCAGATCTTGCTCAGATTCATACACAGGGTATGGACCTTCAGGACCAAAGAACTTCAAGGTGTAATCCGACAGCACATCGGGATTCGTCAGGATCTCGTTGTAAGCCAGGTTCTCTTGGTGCTCTTGCACTGAGAAATTGGCATAACCTTTAAGTGTTTCAGTTGCTTCTTGTCCCCAAGCAACTGCACTATCAAGCATTCCTTCCAGGTTTAGGGCGTACTGGTTTAGAATTGCCGGAGCCTCGGTTCCGTAATTCGCCACCACCATCCGGCTTTCCGGACTCCACTCCAGCAGATTCGCCACGTCCTCTAAGGAGTTGATCGAGGAGGTTTGGGAAGAGCTGGGCGATGAGGTCTGGTTTGTTTGCCAAGTCTGCGGAGCCGATGGTGCCGAGATCGGTGCCTGGGCTTGTGTTGCTCCGTAATTGGCCGGGCTGTACTGCGTCGGTTGTGACGGTTGACCCTGGAATGGGGATTGCACCGGACTTCCCAACAGGTTCACCACCTTGTTGAATGCCGATTCCCATGGATTCCCCTGGGGAGCCGCCGATTCCTGGTATTGGGGGGCGGATACTGACGGGGCGGGTTGGTAACTGGTAAGTCCCTGCGGTGCGGCCTGGGGTACTGCCTGGGGGTAGTACGTTCCCACTTGGGTCGGAGCCACTTGGGTCGGAGCTGCCGGTGCTGCCGGTGCTGCCGCCACGTAACTGCTCGGAGCCACTGCCGCTTGTGGGCTCGTCTGTGGGATCGATTGGACGGTAGCGTCCTGCATAACTCATCTCCTTTTGTAATGCTTCTAAGGTTCGATACAGATAGGGAGTAAGGTCCAAACGTGGATCTGCCGCCATGGGCAAATCTGGTGCCTGTGGGTGGGGAGTCTGCATCATTCCCCCCACTAAACGAGAAAACTGGGAATAAGCTCCCTGCAATTCGTTGACCATCCTGAACGGGAAGCCCGAAAGCATTTCCGCTCTTTCCTCATCTGTTTTGGATGGGAAAAGATATTTCAGTGCTTCTATGCTATCAACTCCTAATTCCTGTAAGTTTCTTACAACAATAGAGTTGTTCAGGATATCTTGTGTTGAGTCCTCATAAACAGGTCCCAACCAACGCCAAAGCATTGTGACATCACCATCTGGAATTAAACCTTTAACACCAGGGGGAATCATTTGTGCTTGGACACAAGCCATCATAAGTTGTTTCATGCGGCTGTCAAATTCTGCTAATGCTTGGTTATACATTTGCAGTTCTTCTGGTGTTGCGTTTTCAGCAGGGGGAATGGGTTTTTCAAATTTAGCTGCTGCTGCAAGAGTATCTTTAAATAGTTGTTCCTCTTGATAAATAATTAATTCAAGGCAACGACACAACCCATGTGTATAAATTGCATTTGCTTTTTTCTTAGACGTTGCTGACACACGTCCAAATAATGATTTATATTCAGTAGCAGTAACACCTGCACTAATTGACAGTTCGTCTACGCCACCTAATGCTGTACGGATTTCTTCTCGGTATTGCCGCACAAATGCATTTTGATCACCAGAAATTGCATCGGGAACGATATAACCAACTCGATCATTCGGTTCAAGGTTTGCAATAACCCTTGGAACACGAATCTGTCCATCAACTCCTCTGCTAACAGGATCTTGTTTAAATGTAGATCGACTTAAATTAGCAGGACTTGTAAAGCCAGAGTTTGCTGCAATCGATGGACGTTGTGCTGCACCATCACCACCTGATTCCATCAGATCAGTTTTGGGACGAGATGACAGTAATGTCGGATTACCAAAGAACTGTAAGTTCTTTCTCATGTTATGCACAAGGCTATCGTGAATAACAATGTGATTTGCTAGTGCATCAAATTCTCCACTGCCTTCCATGGAGAAACCCTTTGGATTATTAAAGATTTCTACGCAAGGAATAAAACGTAAAGTATTAGCTACTTTCTCTGTTTTTCCTGGCATTTGAATGTTGACATTATCAAAAGACATCTCGCCTTCTGAATGCGTCTCTTCAATTGTGTTTGCTTTAATAGACAAACGAATATAACGTTTCTGTCCTGGCGTTTGGTTAGGATCACCAGTTAAGTTATAGGTACCAATGTCTTGGAAACCAGAATTTGGTTTCTTTACCTTATAGCTATAGATGATGACAACTTCTTCTAGTTCACCATCGACGTTGTAATAAGAACGATACTCATGACTACGAAAATAATAGAGACGATAATTATTCTCAGTAGGCCGGATATAAAACAGTCCTTTTCCATCACATAGGAAATAATCCCATATTGAATCAAGACGTGTATCTAGTTTGTTATATTTGACAACTTTATCGATAAAGTCTTTGCGTTGATTACCAAAGTTGTCTTGAGAGGGAAAAAATTCAACACCTTGGCGGATACCAAAGAGTTTCATCTGGGCAATATGTGACGCAACAATACCGGTGTCGATACCAGCTCCACCATCACGCTCTACGTAAGCATCAATGATTTCTTTAAGACGAGCCTTAGCGTCAGCCATTTAACTATTTACTGCCCTTTTGTTTATACATCCTAGCAGCTCTGCCTGCTTTTTTAGCTTTCTCTGTGTTAGGAACAAACTGTTTTCCTTGACGAGAACCAGCTCGTTTCTTGCGATCAGTATCTTCCCTTTCTTCTTTGGAAAGTTTGGCCCATGCTTTCTTAGGAAGATAGCGCTTGGTTGTACCGTCTGATTGAATTGCTTTATCTGCCATGTTTACCTTTGAATTGTGTAATCAATTTCATAGGGTTTGAACTTAACAGGTAATGCATACATTGTTTATATTTTTAATTTTTGTCCCACATAAATCATATTAACATCTTGAATTTGATTTAAACTCATTAAGTCTTCAACTGTAGTTCCTAAGTCTCTAGCAATAGCTGTTAAATTATCTCCTTGTTGAACTGTATAAGCTTGTGGTTTTATTGGTCTAGGCATCTTTGTCACAGGATTACTACTAAAAACAATATTATGTGTTGTTAGTCCATTATTTTGTGTAGCGGCTAACAAAGCTTCAAAAGGCTTGTAAATGGCTGCACCAAAATCGCCACGGATACCTCGCTGGAAACCTTCATTTAAAGCTTGGCTTGCAGCCTTATTTGTGTCATATTTTTCACCTTGAATCCCTATAACATTACCTTTTGAGTCGTAAGTTAAATCATCAGGATTAACTGTTCCAAATGTATATTTAGCTCCTATGCCACCAGGATTATTCATATCATAATCTGCGTACATAATTGAACTTCCTCCCCTTCGTCGCATATTGTCATATGCATCAACTAAACCTTGTTCCATTAAAGGATCAATTGTTGTATCTGTACGATTTCGATTGGCTAAACCACTCAATAAAGCTGGTACAGCTTCTTGAGCTGCAAGACTAAAACCTTGTGTTTTGTTAAGAAACTTTTGAAATAAATTCATGACTTTTTCTCTTTATGTTTTTTAGCTGCTGTTGCTGCTTTTTTACCTTTTTCGTATTGATCTTTTGTTTGCCAATCTTCTTTACCCCATTTCTTTAAATCTTTTTGTTTCTTACCTTCACCACCTTTGTAGCCACCTCCTTTTTCTTTGTATTCAGCAGCAACCATTTGTGCTTTACGGGCTGACCATTGACCAGGTTTGCCTCCTTTACTACCAGCGGTGATGCGTTTTTTAATTGATTCACGCAGTCCTGGTTTTGTATATTTGGAATCGTCCTGTGCCATTACCGTAAACCTCCTTGACGCATTGCTTCTTCAATAGCTGCGTTTCTTTCTTGTGCACGAGTACCAATAAAATTAAGGGCTGAGCCCATACTTCTTGGTGTGCCATCAGGATTATATCCATACAGTCCAGTACCTCCAAGAGGTTGTGCTTCTAACCCTTGTGGCATGAAAGGACTCAATAAAGCATTTCCATATTCGCGAATATAAGGTAATTGGTCTTTAATAAAATTACCTAAGAATTGTGTGGGGTTCATTAGCTTACGTATTTATTTTGAAATCCCATGGGAAGTCCTTAGGCGAATGGTGTTCTTGGTAGTTTTAAAGTATCTTCAATTAAATGCCTTGTTCTTCGTGCTCCAGGGAAACGAGGGTCATTAAACAAATCAAAATTTTTCCTATTTTCTAATTGCTGCGGTGTAGGAGGTATTTGAAAACTAGGATCAGCCGCTAGTTGTTGTACACCGCCATAATCTTGCCCTGCATAATAAGGCATTTGCATTGGATTAGTAGGGCCACCGTAGTAAGGAAGAGTTGCAAATCCGCCTGTTCCCGTTGGTCTTCCAAAAGGATAATCAGGGAAAACAGGATTAGTTTCAGGATTATAAGGTTGAGGTTGATTATCTGGATTCATATCATATTCAAATTTTTTGCGTTGATATTCTTGTTGTCGCTGTTCAATTTCGTTAATGGTCTCAGGAAGTCCTGCATACCCACCAAGATTAACTGGAGAAATTTGTTGGAACGCATTATTATAAATACCTCCGCTATAACGAGGTGTGCGATT